ATGAGTAAAAGCAAGAAACTAAGGGAGCGGCTTGGAGCGCTGCCAAAGGATTTTACCTGGGAAGAGCTTGTTACACTTCTTGGTCAGTATGGTTTTAAAGTTTTAAACGGTTCTGGTTCAAAGAGAAAGTTTGCTAATGATCACGGTAGGTTAGTGTCATTTCATTGCCCACACCCCGGCAATATAGTGAAAGGGTACATACTCAAGGAAGTAAAAACTCTTTTAGATGAGCTAGATAATTATGAGTAATATGCTGAAATATAAAGGTTATTTTGGAAGTGTTGAGTTTTCTTTAGAAGATAGAGTTCTTCATGGAAAAATTCAATGCGTCAATGACCTTGTTACTTACGAAGCTGAGAATCTAGATGGCCTACAACTTGCTTTTGAAGAAGCTGTTGATGATTATTTGGATACATGCAAGGCCTTGAACAAAGAGCCAGAAAAACCAATGAGCGGTACTTTTAATGTCCGTATCGGCTCAGAACTCCATAAAAAGGTCTATTTAGCAGCTTGTGCTGAAGGTAAGAGCCTTAATGATTATGTAAAAACGGCGATCGAAGAGAAAGTCGCTGGTAAAAAAGAATTCCATTTCCACTTCGAAAAACGCGAAAGAACAGAAGTTTTCACTCATGAATACGTCTCAAGGTCAGAGCGTGAAACCAAGTGGAGAGGAGATATTGAAAAAGGGACTCGCCACTGATGTTGGAAAAAATCAAATACCAGGGTTTTACAATCTCTGCGTCTCAATTTATTGAGCACAAGGATAGTGAAGGTGGGCGCTTTAAACTGCTTGTCAGCGACAGTGAGTTTGCTTCTGGATATGACGAGGAACAAAAAAAATGCTGGGCACAACTGGCAATAGAAGCCTCGATCAAGGGATATGACGACGATGCATTAATCGATCCGGACGAACCTGACGAAGAAGGTTTGGCTTTCGAAGTTAATCTGAAAATTGACGTTTTCTATGATATTGACGGAGATAAGCCAATTGAGGAAGAATTTTATGAGTCAAACTTATGGTTCTTCGAAAATTTCACGTCCATCACACTGAAGCTGGCATTTGAGTCAATATTAGAACGTACTCCAATGCGAACCATCAAGCTTCCATGGTCAGTTCCATTGGTTGCTGTAGAAGAATAAAGATTAAGCCCTGCTGAGAACAGGGCTTAGGGGGCGGAAAGTCTGAGAAACTTTCCGGTGTGTATGGAGGTAACCCAGCCGCTACACTTATGTTGACAAACGGAGTTTAGCTGCTCTCCTGACAATACGCAACCTGTATGGGTTTACAGGTCTGCAGGGAAAGATAGCTAATGGCTACTACGACCTGTACTAAATGCGGGAATACTTGCGAAGTCATCTTCCGCTACACCGTATGTGTAGATGGAGTTGTTAGGCACGCAAAAAAAGGAAAACCTTTTCCTATTCCTCTATGCAACTGTTCTGAAAAGAAAGCTGCGTGATCTTTAGTCCAATTTAACCCGCTCAGGCGGGTTTTTTATTGCAGGTAAATCAAGAGTTGGTGTGACTTTCACTTTTCTGTCATAAACCACAACTTGGCTTTCAGTTTTGTGACCTGAGAATAGTTGTTTGTCCTTACTCGAGCCTTCGTAATCAGATATTCCCTTGGCTTTGAGATCATGAAATGTACACGGCAGTTTTCTATCTAGTTTTTTTCCTGCTGCTTCCCTTGCGGTTTCCCACAGATCGTTAAATCCACTTTTCGAATATTTAGTTTTTTTGCTGCTACATATAACCGTTTCCCGCCCACCCAGGGTTTTTGCAAGTTCGATGGCGTTATGAAGCCGTTCAGTCCAGACTTTTATTTGTTTAGTGCCGGTCTTTCCCTGCTGGATAAAAATGCCTTCCTCGCTTACTTGCGACCATTTGAGAGAAAGAACATCCGAAACGCGAGCCGCACATAAGTAAGATATCTCCATGCCAACCCGGAGAGCTGGTGCCGCCTCTTCATAAATTGCCTGATATTCTTCGTCTGTCACGTACACGTCACGGGCTTTTAAAGAGAACTTGCGTACTCCTTTGCACGGATTTCCTTTCACGTACCCTCGTTCATATCCCCATGAGAAAACACGCGACATCCCGCCGAGTTCCTGGTTTGCCTGGTTAATACTGCGTTGGCCACGTTTATCCATATAGATCCTGACCATCTCAATTTTTATGTCATCTGCTCGCATATTCCCGAACACTGGGACCAGGTTTTTTTCATACGAACTGTAATCAGTCTGTGTCCGCGGAGCCAGTTCAGCAAAAGCTGGGCTGCTGGTGAATAACTTCCATAATTTAGAAAATGTCATTACGTCTGAACGCTTGGCTTTTTCTTCCTCATAACGCGCCCATAGCCGGGACATACTCGTCCCGGTAATAGGTGCAAGAGTTACGCTTTGTTTTGTTCCTTTTGGCTTCCACACATAGCTATAACGGTTTTTAGTTACGCGTGGCGGAAGGTGCTTGTCTTTAGGATCTTTTCTTGGTCTTCCCATTGATTGCGTCGTAATTTGGCTCAAGTGAAACATATTCATCGACCTTAGGTAATTCAGAAACTCCGGGATCAATACTTCTGCGCAATACAATTGGGCGGTTCCGCCCATCAGTGGTGAACGGTATGCCGTGACACCGCAGCTGTCGCTGCTGGTGGGTGTAGCGCTGATAGCCAGTAATTTCTGCAATTTCCTGAGGAGACAGTGTAAGTTCGTGCATAGCTCATCTCTCTGATGGCCTGCCTGTAAAAACATACCAGGCAGGATCCATAAATTGTGAAATTAGAAAATCAGTTTGCGGTCAGACGTTGCCAGATTGCAGAAACGTATTTGACCTGATGTCGGGCGTCAGAAAGCGCATTGTGCATGTCGCCTTCAAACGGGATATCGAAGCGTGGATTGATACCGACAGATTTACCCAGTTCGACCATGGTCCTTACGTCCCTGTCATTCCAGAACGGAACAGCGAAGGGGGTATCTGTTAACGCGTATGCGCGGCGAAGAATGACGTTATCAAACGAACATCCATTACCCCATAATTGAACAGTGTGGCTACCGTTAGCAGCATTTTCAGCAATAAAGTCAGCCAGAAGTTCAAGGGATTCACGCAGCCCCATAGCTTCATCAACAAGAATGGCAGAGCGGGCTTCAGATGATTGTTTTAACCACCACTGAATTGTCGACGCATCTGGTTTCATGCCAAACGACATCGATGACTCCAGACTGACAACCTGGTAAAACTCGGCGCCAGTGTTACCAGTTGAAGGATCAAAAAATACAGCGCCGATAGAGACTATTGGGGCATCAGGACCATTGCCCATGGTTTCCATATCAACCATCAGGTGAGTATAGAAAGCGTTCAGGGGATCCGTTTCAATATGGTGAACGGGTTCATTATTCAGGGAAGCTGACGCGTCACCAGTTGCATCAGCGCTTTTAACTGGCAAAACTGCTGTTTCGCTCTGAGACACTTCAGGATTAGCTTTGATTTCGTTGTTGTCAGTTTCTTCCATCTGCACATCGCTGGTGGCTTCCTCTGTATGGGTATGATGTAACTTATCCTCGACGGCGCGCTGGCGTACCTGGTCTACGACAGAAAGCGCTGGCGCTTGCTGGTTCCCCATCAGGCCATCGATGGAGAACACGCCGTTGCCCATGTTGGCGATTTCTGGTTGTTCGACTCCTGCCTTCTGTTCAGCTGTGACTTTCTCGTTAATCTCGTTTTCCCAGCTTTTTTCTGGCACGTGACCGGCTGCCGCCAGGGTTTCTTCAGTTGGGTGCTGGTGGTCGGTTTCAGTCAGGTTCTTATTGATGTAACGGCTCAGCAGTTCAGGGAAATGGTGAGCGTTTTCTTCTGCACTGCGAATAAGCGCGAAAATAGCGGCACGGGAGTAATCCAGGATGCCAGCGCGTTTGCGCAGGGCGACGGACCACTCTTTGAACGGGCTTTCGTTTATAGAAATGATCTCTTTTGCACGACGGAAAACGCCACCCGGGATATCGTAGATGTTGAAATCCATTGGAAGTGTGGCCAGCGCAATATCAATGTCCAGAGTGTCCAGCGTGTTGACAAGTTCCGGGTTGCGATCGGTCTTATTGCCTCCACCAGCGTTGGTTCCGGAATCAGTGCGCTGAATCTGCGACACACGATTTCCCTTACACCACTCTTTAACCAGCTATCCGCGGTCAATGTGTTCAGTACTGAACCAGGCCTTAAAGAACTGAATTACGGTAGACAGATCCACTCGTTTACCATCAACCGGGAAAATATTTTTTAGCGCGCTGACAATTTTCCAGATATCGATCTCTGGCGCTTTCCTGAATGGTTCTACATTCTCGGCGGCAAGCAGCAGATTTTGCACGTAGCTGTTATCCACATCCAGCTCAAGTTCCTGAATGGTTTTCTTCTGTTCAGTATCAATATGGTAAGCATATTCATCAGAAATAAACTGAGCTAAAAGGCGCTGGCGTAGCGGGAGAGTCGCAACGGTAATGAGTTCTGGCGTTACAGGTGGAACGGTGGGCACATCACCCACAATTCGTGCTTTCTTATCGTTAACCCACTCCTGCACGGTTTGAGTCCGCGCTTTCGGTTCCGCAATCCATTCGGTAATAAATTCCTCAAATGAAGCAACGGTATAGACCTGCTCACGGTCGAAGACTTCTTTTACAGCGCTTGCCAGCTTCCACTCGACATGAGCAGAAAGCTCTTTCGCCGCTGGCACATTTGCAACGGCCAGTAACAGGTTTTGTATATAGAGATCATTTTCGTCCAGTTCCATTTGTCCGATCTGGACGTGCCGCGCTTCACTGATTTCCTTCTCTTCACCGTCATTTAACAGGTGCGCAATCAGCCGCTGAGACAGGCGCAGGCGAGATATGGGGCGGAGCAATGCTGGCGCATCGCTGGTGGGTACATTGGCACTGGAGGTTTCAGGTTTTTGCTGGCTGGAAGCCTCCAGATTTTCATTATCCGGCTTCTGTTTCAGTTGCCACGTTTGCTGGTCTTCTGCCAGTTCGTAACGATCGCACCATGTGTCATCAAGTGTGCTTTCCTCAGGAAGATCGTCAACAACAAACCAGTTGGTGCGGACAGGTAATTGATAGTCGGCGCCACGACCGACGGCAATATTGTTGTCTTCGAGAATATTGAGGATTTCGCGTTCTGCACGGGAATCTGATTTCGCAGAGAACCAGCAAAACAGGTTTTTTGCCTCAGTTGCTTTCGCTTTGGCTTTAATAAGATACGCATACGTTAACATTGCGTTCGGGCTCCATTGGATTGTAAGATACCCGGCAGCTGATGATCGCCGCCTAAGGTAGTGGTTATTGGTCAAAACTCGTTCCGGAAAGCTTTGGTCGGCTGACCGGGTACTTAACCCGCCTTGCGCGGGTTTTGTGCTTTATGGGGTAGGGGATTTTCCCTGCGCCAGCTGTGCGACGGGGACCCACTCCAGAGCATTCAGCACGGGTTCAAATGAATCAGGCGTGTGAGTAACGGCGCGAACAACGTCAGCCACACTGGGGTTTGCTTTGCTAAGATGGTACCCGCCACCGGCGCCACGCTGACTGGTAACAATTTCACTGCTGCGCAGCTTCGAGAAAATCTGCTCGAGGTAAGACACAGACAGCTTTGATTCCTTGCTGATTGATGCGATGGAAACCGGACTGCCGTTGTAAATCCTGTTGAGGATGGCAACGGCCTGAACTGAAGCCACCACACGTTTCATTCCAAACTCCATCACGCATCCTTTGCCGGTTCGCGACCGTATCCAGGGTTATCGTTCAAGGCATCACTCAGAACCTGCATTGCCTCATTGTGTGGGAGAGTCAGAGCAAGTTTGATCGCCGTTCCAAGAGCTTCAGCCGCACATTCAAATTTACGAGCGAGCCTGGCTGTTTCATCAACTTGTTCGCCCATCGCTTCTATTTCAAAGTTGTGCTCTGTCCAGACTTCATCCATCACATCACTTTCAACTTCTTCACGTAATACTTCTTTTACTTCCAGAACAGGCAAAACGCCGATTAATGCCTCTGCTGGTGCGCTGCTGAAGCGCAATGCCAGATCGTTAGCTGACATAAAAACCTCCGGAAAAAAGCCCGCCACGGGACGGGCAAAGAACACTTTTCCAATTTAACCAGAACAGGTCTTCGTCTCCTGTTTGGTTACGATGGTGGTATTACCATCACAATGCCCTGTGCACCGGGCATGAGGCTGGCAACAGCCATTGGTCAAACTCGTTATGAACGAACTGCAGTCTGTTGGTCGGCAGACGGGTCGCCTTTCTGGGCGAGCGTGTAGCAAATCAGTCGAATGATTACTTCAATGCGATTTAGATGTAAGGCCTGACACCGCACTGGTTTACGTGCGAAATCGATCATGGATTTATCCTCTTGCGTTGCCCTTGTCGCCAGGCTGGCGGAACGTTGAACCTGCTGCGTTTTAATGTCTGTCATCTCATCCGGTGATTCGTATGCCGCCGGCAGCTACTTCGTGGGCGTCCTGCCTCGATGACTGTCTTTGTGTTGGGAATAGTATTATCGATTGAATCGATATATGTCAAATTAAATCGATATCAATGAGTGTGAACAACTCACCGATCAATTTATCGGATTGATTTCGCGTGCTTTATGAAGGGTACAGGAGTGGAGGGGTTACTCGTTACTGGGGATTATTTTTCGTTTTTTTAGGTAAGCAGTAGCTACATCATCTAGTTCTTGCAGACGCAGTTCGATCAACCTAATTATCTTTTCTCTCTCATCGTCAGTGGGCAAAAGCTCAAATTGCTCCAGTAGCTTTTGTTCCTGGGCCGACTGAGGTTGACGTTTTTTTTCTGATGTTATGGCAGGAATAGTTTCAGCTTCAGTTTCTTCAAGAAAAAACCAATAGAGTGGATAGCCTGTAGCGGACTGTAGCCTATCTAGGATGTCAGCTCTTGGAAGTATATTAGAGTTACACCAGCCATTTACTGACTGGGCTTTTACTCCCAGTCTGCGTGCAAGTTCCGATTGAGATATTCCAAGATCATGGATGGCTTTTTGTAATCGCTTTCCGAAGTTCATATTCCTAGCCCGCTCAAAAACATACATCCGATTATACAGATTTTATCTGTAGCTCAACCTATCGATATAATTTGACGATATCGAAATAATTTGATTTACTCGTTTCACGTTCACTACTCGAGATAAATCAATGAAGCTCACAACACAAAAGAAAATGTTAGCCATATGCAGTCAGGCAGAACTGGGGCGCCGTCTAAATCGGCGAGCTCAAACAGTTAATGGATGGTTCAAGAAAAAGGTACCCGGCGAGCTTGTTGTTCGCGTATCCAAAGCTCTCAGTTGGCAAATTACACCACACGAGTTGCGACCGGACCTTTATCCAAATCCCACTGATGGTTTACCTCAAAAGGAGGCCTAATCATGCAATCAGTAACATATCAACATAATAGCCAACGCTTAGCTGTTCCGTTGAAAACGCAAAATCATTTTAAACCCCAGCGTCGCGACAGCATTCAGCACCGCGTCATATTGGCAGCCGTTCGTGAATGGGAATCGACATTACCAGGACAGGCACAGGAACGGATCGCTCAGCTGGTGGCTGAAGAGTGGGCCAAGGCAGATGGCCGCGGAATTGCTGTTAATAAGCAGAATTTATTCCGGTATCTGAAAAACGAAGGGGGGTCAGAAAAGTATACGGCTTACGTTATGCAGCTGTCAGGCTCAATCATTGCTGCTATGCCAGTTCAGATTGCCAGGAAGCACGGGTTAAGTAATGCGAGCACAGAAGCGGAGCTGGTGGCCAACGCTATCAAAGAATGCAGTGAGGCACATCAGGCGAAATTAATCGGCGCTCCGTTACAGAAACTGGAGAAGGAAATTCGTGAAGCAGCAATCGCTTTGTTCAACATGTTACCAGCTGATGCGGCGGGACCACTACTGGCGAGTTTAAGCGCCGTAGCGCCGCAATTGTTTTAATCGAGTTTTGAGCAATAACCATTACGCGCCGGGAAACCGGACAAGGGAGTAAACATGGCAGCTCTGCCTTACATGCAACTTTACATTGCTGATTACCTGGCGGACACCATGCATCTGTCTACAGAAGAGCATGGCGCATACCTGCTACTGATGTTCAATTATTGGCAAACAGGTCGCCCGATCCCCAAAAACCGACTATCGAAAATTGCACGGCTGAGTAACGACCGTTGGGATGCCGTTGAACCTTCGTTGAAAGAGTTTTTTAACGATAACGGTACCGAATGGGTACAGGAGCGTATAGAGCGTGATCTGGAGGCGGTTAAAAACTCAATCAGCCAAAAGTCAGCAGCTGGAAAGGCATCCGCTCAGGCGAGAAAAGCTAAAAAAGGAGCGAATAACCAACAAAATAACAACGGGTGTTCAACGGGTGTTGAGCCGCCGTTAAAACAGAACGTCAACGGTAACACAACTAATAAAGATCCAGATACAGATACAGATCTAAAAGAAAACCAAGAGAGAGAGTTACACGCGCTCGGTGACTTTTTACCGCCCATAGGCAAATTTCCGATCACAGATGACTGGACACCTGGTGATGACTTTGTACGCCAGGCTGCGCAGTGGGGAATAAACCTTGGGGATCTACCAGGGTATACCGCCGTCGAATTACAGCAATTCCGGGACTACTGGAAATGCGAAGGGAAAGTTAAACACCACATTCAGTGGGAACAGACTTTTGCTTCCAGCCTGAAAACATCACGCGCCAAATCTTCCTCACCATCGGCAGGTACACGTCGACAGGCCGGCTTTGGCGTTTCACAACCTGACACTCAGATCCCGCCGGGATTCAGGGGGTAATGATGAAATCGACGCATGATTTGCTTGGCCGTCTACGTAATCTCATGCCTGCAGGTGTTCAGCCGAAATTTACCAGCAGTCAGGAATTAATGGCCTGGCAGCAGGAAGAAGGGCGAAAGCGCGCAGCTGAGCTGGAAAAACAAAATCAGCGTAACCGTTCAGAAAGAATTTTCGGGCGCTCAGGGATCTGCGAGTTGCACAGAGGGTGCTCATTTGCAAATTACCAGGTGAGCAACGACGGGCAGAAACACGCGCTGACGATGGCAAAGAGTTACGCCCATAACTTTGGGAATGGCTTTACCAGTTTCATATTCAGCGGCAGTTGCGGAACAGGGAAAAATCATCTTGCTGCGGCAATCGGGAACTACCTGCTTCAGCACGATTATTCCGTTCTGGTCGTGACAGTACCTGATTTGATGCTTCGCACCCGCAAGTGCTATGACGAGGGCCAGTCTGAGTCCGATTTGCTGGATGATTTGTGCAAGGTTGATTTGCTTGTTCTTGATGAGGTTGGTGTTCAACGTGATACGCGCAATGAGTGGGTATTACTTAATCAGATAATCGATCGCCGTATGGCGTCAATGAAACCAGTGGGGGTACTTACAAACCTGAATTATGACGAGTTATCGAAAGTTCTGGGTGAGCGGGTCATGGACCGCTTAACCATGGATGACGGTATCTGGGTAAATTTCGCCTGGGGAAGTTATCGAAAAAATGTGACCCACTTACGGGTCGTGAAGTAACCAAAACGAGTATTGACCAATGACCATAGAAATCTCTCAGAAAGATCGGGTAGCGATAGTGGTACGCCATACCCCGAACTGTGTATTACGTGATGTGTGTGAAGCGCTGGATATTCCATCCGGTACCGCTGGTAAGTTTCTGCGCGCGCTGACTGTCAGCGGCACAGTCCTGCGTACTCACAACGGAACTCAGTATGTTTATAACATTGCTACGGATGCAGAAATACCTGACGTAAAACTGCCCTTCATGGAAGAGAAAAGCGATCCGGCTGAAACGCAATTAGCAGAGAAAATGGCGAAAGACCTTAAGTCCCGGGGACTCTGGCGGCGCGCGGCAAAGGTATATACCGACATGTTAGACATTGCCCGTAGTTCAGCTGAAGTGTCACGTATAGCGCAGCAACGTAATGAATGTCTACGTATGGCCCGGAGATGATCAGCATGCCAAGACCAAATACACCAGAAGAGCAGGCGGCACTTATCCGGGTGATCATTGAAGAGGTGAAAATCCGTGGACGCTTAACCGTTAGCGAGGCATCACAGATGTTGTCGCTGCATCGTCAGACTGCTGAGAAGTATTTCCGCGTCGCAGCCGAACGCGGCGAACTCATTCGTTACGGTCGTCTTGGTTTGTTCAGGGATCAGAAGGCTGTGATTGATTTCGATCTCCAGCGTTTTTCATACGGATCGAGTAAACCTGTTATTGAGTTACCTGCAGATTTTCGGGGAAGTGCAGTTATGCGCCGGGTTATAGATATCGTGGGGAGGATGCCAGCATGACAACCGAAAAACGGCGGAACATGGCTTTCACTACTCGACGTTGAGCATGTCCTGCTAGTGGTAGGCGTAAGATTTAAGGATGAGTGAAGGAACCTCAACTTTACGGCTCTATCTGATTCCTTTTCATTACGCTGGCGATGTCCTCATGGTTATGCTTATCTGTAATAAGAATGATATAAATAGATTAGGTATTATCATTTGAACAGTCACGATTTTCCTTTCGCGAAGTGGGCATTGAATTAACGAGGGTATCGATATGAACACTCAACCAGCTATCGGGATTAGCGGATGCTTGACCGGAACAGCTGTGCGGTTCGACGGCGGCCATAAACGAATGGGTTTTGCGATGGATGAACTGGCTCAGTGGGTAACTTTCAAGCCTGTCTGTCCGGAGATGTCCATTGGTTTATCTGTTCCCCGCCCAGCATTGCGCCTGGTTCAAACTAATGAAGGTTATATTCGCATGCGTTTTAGTCACGAGCCTGGTGAGGATATAACTGACAAAATGACTGAATTCACAACTCCATATATCCGAGGGCTTAGCACCTTGTCTGGCTTTATTGTCTGTGCCAAATCACCGAGTTGCGGTATGGAGAGAGTGAGGTTTTATGACGAAATGGGAAATCGTGGGCGGAAAGAAGGCACGGGCCTTTTTACTGGTGCGTTAATGGAAGCATATCCGTGGTTGCCGGTTGAGGAAGATGGACGTTTGCACGATCCGGTACTGAGGGAGAATTTTGTCGAGCGCATCTTTGCTCTCAATGAACTTAACATCTTAAGGGCTAATGGCCTTACGCGTCATGGGATACTGAGTTTCCATAGTCGCTATAAGCTCCAGCTTTTGGCTCATAACCAAGCAGGCTATCGTGAAATTGGGCCTTTTGTTGCTTCGATGCATGAGTGGAATGATTTGGAAGCATTTTTTGTTCTTTACCGAGAAAAGTTAATGGCAATCCTCAAGAAGCCGTCCTCACGGAAAAACCATACCAACGTGTTGATGCACATCCAGGGATACTTCCGTAACCAGTTGAATACACGTCAGCGCGGAGAACTGCGTGACGTTATTCTCAACTATAGCAGTGGACTCTTGCCGATACTCGCTCCACTTACTTTGCTAAAGCACTATCTGGCTGAATATCCAGATCGCTATTTGCTTACTCAGAACTATTTTGACCCCTACCCGAATGATTTAGCCCTACGCCTGATGGTTAATTAGTTTTTGAATACAGCCTTTAAACTATTTAATCTCTGGATCTTTAACCCGCTCCGGCGGGTTTTTTCTTATCTATACAGTGTTGCCACTCAGATTTAGTTAATCCCTAATGCTAGGAAAAGCTCAGTGTATACAACGGCATGGCTTTGGCAAAAAGTGCTATTAACCACTTGAATATGAGATTCAATAGGTATACTGTATGAATGTACAGTATTTGGTGTAGAGGGAATTATGAAGGTAGAACTTACGATCAACAAATCAAAAGACCTGCCGCGCGGAGCCATACCCGCACTTGAGAAAGAGCTGCTTAAGCGACTTCAGAATCAATATGGAAATTGTTCTCTAGTTATCCGCACGGCTGGCGGTGATAGCTTGACAGTTTTTGGTGGCGATAAGGGCGATAAAACGAAGGTGGAGGAAATCCTCCAGGAGACCTGGGAAAGCGCTGACGACTGGTTTTATTAGTTTTTTGGGTATTACTTTATCCCGATTGCATGGGGGAGTTTAAGTGAAAGAAAAAGTAGAATTGCCCAAAAAAGGCTACGCAGTCATCAGATGTCACGATGGAGTCATCGTTGCCAGACTGCAATCACTTCCTGAGTGTGAGCGCGCACTGATGTACCGTCGCGGTAGCATGGTGTCTTTCATGCCTCTTCAGGATAATGAAATTATTGGTACACCTACGTTATTTACTCAGATGCTGGAAAGGGCTGGTTATCGCGTTACCCAGAATTCTGTTACACTCCCGTCATAGGCCTGAACAACCTATACCTGCTGCGCCACAGGAGAAAAGCCCCATGGCGCAAGATCAATTCAAGCAATCCCACATACTGACGTTAACTAACGCCAGCGATTTTCTTTTTGCCGCATCCAGAGGTGCGTTATGAAGAAAAGCTGGTTTCAACATACACAACTCACCACTGAGCAGGCTGACGAACTGGAAGCCCGCTATAAAGCAAAGCAGATTAAGACCAAGCGTAGTCTGGATAATGACTTTATTCACTGGACGATCAGCGCGTTCTTGCCGGAAGTATCTAAGCCTCCTCGTCAGGACAGAACCTGGCAACAACGGATCTGGAGGTGAATGTGAAAGTCTACGATATCACCCCAATGGGCAAGCCCAGAATGACGCGTGCTGACAAATGGAAAAAGCGCCCCGAGGTTCTGCGTTACCGGGCTTTCTGTGATGAAGTTCGTCTGCAGTGTGTAGAGCTGGCGGAAAGCGGTTCGCATGTCACCTTCATTCTTCCGATGCCTGCGAGCTGGAGTAAAAAGAAACGGGCTGAGTTCAACGGTAAACCACACCAGGCTAAACCTGATTTCGACAACATGATGAAAGCCCTGATGGATGCTATTTACGAAGATGACGCGCACATCTGGGATTCACGCGTCACAAAATTATGGGGAGAGAAGGGACAAATAATTATCGGGGAGATTGCAGAATGAGGGCGCTGCTGAAGCCGGTGGTTGCGCGTGAGCTTGGAATTGTGCTGCTCAAGCCGGGCAGTGAGCTGATGTCATTATTCAGTTCTGAGCGTGTACTGGTGGAAAGCCAGCCAGCAGGGATGGAACGGTTACCTGCTGGACGTGTTCCTGACGTTCGCCAGCCGCTTGCGTGTGACGAGTCCCTGCGACCGTTCTTCCTGGATGAAAAAGTTATTAGGGCTGCTGGTGGTTTGAGTGGCCTTGATTACTGGCTTATGCGTTATGGCGGCCAATGCTGTCAGTGGCCACACAGCGATTACCATTATCACGAGTTAACCATCCTGCGCCATGAACCCGGATCGGTTCTTCTGTGTGGACATTGTGATAACCATTTGCGCGACCACTACAGCGAACAACTTGCAGAGCTGGCGAGATGTAATGTTATTAGCTGGATTATCAACAGCATCATGGTGGCGCTGAATCAGGATCCTTCAAGAGAACTGTCGCTGGCGGAGCTATGCTGGTGGGCTGTGCGTATGGGGGTTTGCGACGCAATTCCCGAATCAGTAGCCAGCCGGGCGCTTCGTATTCCTCCGGAAGAACGTCAGTCAGTTATGCGTGAATGCGATATTGAACCGAGTGTAACCGCCACCAGCATCATTACAGCCAAAGCCAGCACAGTAACCGTGAACATGCCGCCAGCGCAGGTGCCTGCGGTTAAGCCCGTAGTTGGTGTTCTGGTCGATCCTGAGTCCCCGCAAACCTATATGAAACGTCCAAAGCGGATCCGTTGGACGGCCCCACGATATCTGGCATGGATTAAAACTCAACCCTGCGAAAGCTGTAGGCGGCCGGCAGATGATCCGCATCACCTGATTGGCCATGGACAGGGGGGGATGGGAACAAAGGCGCACGACTTGTTTGTTATACCACTGTGCAGAGAACATCACGATGAGTTGCATGCTGATCCTGTGGCATTTGAAGCGAAATATGGTGACCAGTTGATGCTTGTGTTTCGGGTTATAGATCGTGCGCTGGCAATCGGCGTACTGGCATGAATAGGGGAGATAACATGCGAGATATTCAGATGGCTTTAAAACGATGGGGCGGTTGGGTGGCAAGCGATAGTTCAGGAGTGAACTATTCTCCAGTAGCAGCAGGATTCAAGGGGCTGTTGCCCCAGGCATGCAAAACCAGATTGTCATGCAGTGATAACGATGGGTTAATTATTAATGGCGCTATGGCCAGGCTTAAGAAACATGATCCTCTTTTATGTGTGATGCTTGAATGGTATTACATCCATTGTATTCCCGTTCGTGTTATGGGGACAAAGTTGGGAATTTCCCATACGCAAGTATTAAAGCGACTGCAGGCTGCTGAGGGGTTTATTGAAGGCTGCCTGGCGATGGTGGATGTAACTCTGGAGATGGATATAGAATGTACGAAAAAAAATACTGACACATATAAAGCAAAAAAGGTTGTGGAATTCCAAAAAGCTATTTAGTCTGTTAACTATTGTTATTTCGCTCCGCAACTTATTGCAACATCAGCTTGATTTTGCAGTATTTTCCAGATGACACCATGATTCCTGGCCCCTGCTTTCAAGCTGGGGCCAGCAGAACGCGGCAAACTAACAGGTTAGATGAAAAGGAGTATAGTCACTATCAGCGTGCAGCATGAGCTCTTAAGACCTGTCAGCCAGTCGTTTAGATAGATTTTCGGATACATATGAAACTCTCCCTGTTTTTAAATTCTCTTTTATGATTCCAGAAGTCAGGTTGAGCTACAAGTCATGAGAGATACACGTTCGCTGCAGATGGGCCTCGTAGACCATTTATTCGACAAAACTCAACGCGCAATCCGGGAAGGAGTACTTCTGAGTCACGGAGATTTAGAGCTGAAATGTGAAGCTGGACATCTATGCGGCCATCGGAGGGGGAGATTAGACCTTTACCGCTTTTGCAGTCAAAGGCTGTGACAATTCCTGTCATTTTACGAGACAAAAAAATTCCTTAAAGCTAATAACGAGGTGCACTATACACATGCCTGTACATAATGCCAGAAATACTTTTCGGCCATCGTGAGACCTGGATGGCTAAAATAAATATTGATTATTACATACGCCCATGCGTTAATGATTGCGTCGGTTTGAAGAACAGACAAAATACAAAGTAGTTTACTAAAGCAGTTCTCATTTCAGGTGTTGTATATTTATCCCTTCTTTGAGTCTCTCCACTAAGCGCTAAGTAGTTTCTGTAATAAAACCATGTTCGCCGGAAGGCCAAATTAAGGAATAAAAATGTCAAATAAAATGACTGGTTTAGTAAAATGGTTTAATGCTGATAAAGGATTCGGTTTTATCTCTCCTACTGATGGTAGTAAAGATGTGTTTGTACATTTCTCTGCTATCCAGAGCGATAATTTCCGCACCTTGTTCGAAGGTCAAAAAGTCTCATTCTCCATTGAGAATGGTGCTAAAGGCCCGGTTGCTGGCAACGTAGCTATCACAGAGTAAAATCCTTTTTTGTCAGTATGCGATAACGATGACGGCTAAAGCCTGAGTAGACATACTGACAGAAGTCATGGATGTATTGTTGGATCAGTAGAGTTAAAATGTTACTGATCCGGCATTAAAGGCAACGGTGAGCATATTTCATCTCAATCTTGAATGAGAAAGTATACTGACCATTGTTGTTGAGTGTAGGTTCACTGCACGAAAAGTCTAACGGTCAGAGACCGACTACTTGCTTTACACGATAAAGTACGCAAGGGGATAGTTTTCCCAGATATCACAATAATTACTATTCATTTAATATGAAAATACTAAACCCGCAGCCAGCGGGTTTTTTATTATCTGTAGCTTAATCAAGCTTAAAATACAGATGAAGTGATTCTGTACGAGAAACGGTATCTCAAACAGATTCAGGCTGCTTCTTTTTGATTCGTCTGGAATACTTTATTGCAATGAGGACAGATTAAAAGGGATCCTTTTTGTACTCTTGAAAAACTGTGTTCAGATTGCTGGGTACAGTTTGGGCAGGTGCATTTGACAAGATAGTTACGGCGTGATCTGGAGTCTTTACGTTCTGACATAGGCTTTCCCTTAAGTTGATGGACTTCCACTTTACCTTAATTTGTCCAGGAAATCTTAATTTTATGAAACGATAGGGGACCCATAAAAATATCGGTGAATGGATTGATATACCCATTAGTAAGATAACGCGCATAGATTGATTGTGATGATCTACCGAGAAGGTCGTGTTTGCGGTGAATAGCACTAAGAAAACAGTTTCGCAAAGAACCGGCAGATGAGAACTCTCCTCTCAGGAACAATGTTGTTTTTGAACTGTTTATTTGAACGGAATTTTACTCTCCCCTCCTGTTCGTCCCAGCCGACTTTGTTTCGCATGAAAGGTAAGCTGGTCGGATTTTGTGCAAACGACATAAATTTATGTTCAAAAAGAGAACCAGATAACAACTCCTGCCAAGGTGATCGCTATAGCGGTGAGGCAAACGTTTTTAAATCTCTCTCTTTTAACTGCCTTCACAAACGGGTTTACGGTTTGGCAATGTGGGCACATCAAGGCATGTAAGGTGATCAGTTTCCCGCAAAAGGGGCAGGGTTTAGTAATCATTGGTACAAAGTGAATTAAAGGTATATATCCAGATTTTACCACACTTATCGAGTTGTTTTAATAAACACTCTGATATTTCAGACATATTCACTAGTTGCAGACTTACGGGAAACATCCGCTATGTGCTTTGTTGATAAATCCAGCCCGTGAAGTCTGACCCTTTAATCACACAAAGCGCCATCCGAAAAATCGGAGGTGAGGTTATGACCAGAATGAGCACCATTTACAGCAGACTTTCATATGGAACAGGAACCACGCTGACCGGCTGCGGTGTATCAGCGAAGGCATATGCCGAAACAGCTAAAACAGCAAAAGAGGTGTCCTGGATGTTGGCCGACAGAATTGCAGGGTTAAGCCTGAGCGACTGGGCAATTATTGTCGGTATCGCATGCACTGTTATCACCTGTGCAGTGAACTGGTATTACAGGAAAAAGGAAAGGGAGGACCGGCTTAATGGCAATGCCACCAAAGATGAAGAATAAACTGAGCGCAGCGGTCGTTGGGTTAATTCTTGCCGGGGCTTCCGCACCCGTGATTCTCGATCAGTTTCTGGATGAGAAAGAGGGTAACAGCACAACAGCGTACAAGGACGGCTCTGGTATATGGACCATTTGTCGTGGCGCCACGATGGTTGATGGCAAGCCAGTAGTTCAGGGCATGAAGCTGTCTGTTGAGAAATGTTCCAAGGTGAACGCCATAGAACGTGACAAGGCGCTGGCGTGGGTTGAGCGAAACATAAAGGTGCCACTGACCGAACCACAGAAAGTTGGGATCGCATCTTTTTGTCCGTATAACATCGGCCCCGGAAAATGCTACCCGTCCACGTTCTATAAGCGCATCAATGCTGGCGACCGTAAAGGAGCCTGTGAAGCTATTCGCTGGTGGATTAAAGACGGTGGCCGCGACTGTCGTCTGACCAAAGGCCAGAAAAATGGCTGCTATGGCCAGGTAGAACGACGAGACCAGGAAAGCGTGCTGACGTGCTGGGGGATAGACCAGTGAGCCTGCGCTATCAGTTCATTGCCATTTTGGTGCTGGTTTCCGTCGCATTTATCGCCGGACACGAGTGGGGTAACCGCGGTTGGGAAAAAAAGTGGGTGGAACGTGATAGCGCGGAATCATCGCAAACAGCGAACGCGCAGACCGCCGCCCGCATGATTGAACAAGGGCGAATTATTGCCCGTGATGAGGCTGTAAAAGATGCACAAGCACAAGCCGCTAAATCTGCTGCCACTGCTGCTGGCCTGTCTGCCACTGTTAGCCAGTTGCGCACCGAAGCAACAAAGCTTGCCGCACGCCTGGACGCCGCAAAGCACACCTCAGATCTTGCCGCTGCCGTCAGAAGCAAAACAGCCGGAGCCGACGCCGCAGTGCTCGCCGACATGCTCGGACGCCTTGCAGAAGAAGCTCGATATTATGCTGAGCGATCTGACGAAAGCTACCGGGCTGGAATGACATGTGAGCGTGTTTACGACTCAGTGAGAGAGTCAAACAATAGCAGGTATTCTCCCAGAGCAAGGGATAATGCTATGTGATACATCGTGATTATTCGTTAGACTTCTCCTACCGTTAGGGATGAGGTCACAAAATGAAAATCAGATATGTAATTGCGTTAACATTATCATTGCTCGTTGCCGGTTGTGATAACGCGCCAAAGTTTGATGGTTCAAGCCAGGAATCTTTGCGTTACTCTGGCGAGAAGGTTGTTGAGTCACTTTCTGATGCAAAGAAAGAAGAACTTAAATCGGCAATTCTGGACACTTTAAGTTATTACGATACTCAAGCCATCATTAATAACGATGGCAGTTATTCTTTCGATAAAATGCGTTTAGTCATATTGAATGGAAAGACTGCTGAACAGATTATTTCAGAGGCCGATAGCTATCGGGAAAAGAAAGAGCAACTACTAAAAAAACACCAACTGAATTAACGACAATGGGCCGCATTTAGCGGCCTTTTTTACACCCTTCAATTGATAATCACTATCATTTGCGCGGGTCCTCCTGGCGACTCTGAACACCGAGGGGGCGAGGACACGCGGAAAACGGCTGGTTTTTTGCATTTTATCGGCATCATCATCATTCCCTTAACTTGTTGATATTTCAGTCGTGAAATTATTCACGATGTCGAAATGGTTAATTATTGTTCATCATCATGGATAACGAACTGAAAAACCTTCGCCTCAATATCAATCAGCTGGCAGCGGTGACCGATCTTCATCGTCAGACGATTTCCAGCAGACTGAATAACGTTGAGCCTGCTCCGGGCAGTAATTCTCGTCTCAAGCTTTATTCTGTTGTCGATATTCTCCGGGAACTGCTGGGCCGAACCACGGCACCCGAGCTGGTGGATATCGATAAGATGTTACCGCCGGATCGTAAGGCGTGGTTTCAGTCCGAACGCGAGAGGCTTAAATTCCAGCAGGAAACAGGTGAGTTAATTCCGGCATCGACAGTGACCCGAGAATTTTCATCGCTGGCAAAAGCCGTCGTTCAGGTGCTGGAAACGCTGCCGGATATTCTTGAACGTGATTGCGCGATGACACCTGCAGCTGTCGTTCGGGTTCAAAAAGTCATCGATGACCTGCGGGATCAGATAGCCCTGAAGGTTGAGCAGGCAGATACGCCGGAACAGGAGGACAGTTCGCCAGAAGAGGAGTAAGCCATGCGACAGGCCACGGCGGCGGAGCTAAGAAAAAACACTGCCGGGATCATCAGAGCACCGCGCCGAATGCCTGTAGCCGAAGCCGTGCATAAATATATGCGTGTTCCGGTCGGCGTGGGTAACTCCGTTGAGTGGGATCCTAATCTTGCCCCTTATGTTGTGGAGCCGATGAACTGCCTGGCATCACGCGAATATGATGCTGTCATTTTTGTTGGCCCTGCCCGAACGGGTAAAACCATTGGTCTGATTGATGGCTGGGTGGTGTACAACGTTGTCTGTGATCCGTCTGACATGCTCATCATTCAGATGACGGAAGAAAAAGCGCGCGAACACTCAAAAAAACGTCTGGCCCGAACATTTCGTGTCAGCCCGGAGGTGGCATGCCGGCTGAGTCCTTCACGCAATGACAACAACGTGCATGACCGGACTTTCCTTGCCGGGAACTACCTGAAGATAGGCTGGCCGTCTATCAACATCATGTCGTCCTCAGATTTTAAGTGTGTGGCGCTGACGGATTACGATCGCTTCCCGGAAGATATCGACGGGGAAGGGGACGGATTTTCGCTTGCTTCAAAACGTACCACCACCTTTATGTCGGCGGGGATGACGCTGGTCGAGAGTTCACCGGGCAGGGAAATCACCAATACGAAGTGGCGGAGAAAGTCACCTCACGAAGCCCCTCCCACGACCGGGATTCTTTCTTTATATAACCGCGGCGATCGTCGTCGCTGGTACTGGCCATGTCCACATTGCGGGGAATACTTTCAACCGGCCATGGAGGCGATGACAGGCTACCGGGAAACGTCTGACCCGGTAAAGGCCAGTGAAGCGGCGCATATTGATTGTCCGCATTGTAGCGGCATGATTACCGCCGACAGGAAGCGGGAACTGAACGGCAAGGGTGTCTGGTTGAGAGAGGGACAGACTATCGACCGTGAGGGCAATATCACCGGAGACGCCCGACGCTCGCGCATTGCCTCGTTCTGGATGGAGGGACCAGCGGCGGCATACCAGACATGGGCGCAACTGGTTTACAAATTACTGACGGCGGAGCAGGACTATGAGGCCACCGGCAGCGAAGAAACGCTCAAGACGGTAATTAATACGGACTGGGGGCTGCCTTATCTTCCCCGAGCAGCCAGTGAGCAGCGACGTGCTGACGTGCTGATGCTGCGGGCAGAAGACTATGGCAAACGGCTTGTTCCGCCGAAAGTCCGTTTTCTTCTGGCGTCGGTGGATGTGCAGGGTGGGAAGAAGCGCCGTTTTGTCGTCCAGATCATCGGGTACGGTGAAAACGGCGAACGCTGGCTGGTGGACCGCTATAACATCCGCCAGTCTCTGCGTTGTGATGAAAATGGTGAGGCACAGCAGGTGCATCCCGGATCCTATCCGGAAGACTGGCAACTGCTCATCACGGATGTCCTCGAAAAAACCTATGCGTTGCAGTCAGACCCTTCGCGAAGGATGCCCATTCTTGCAATGGCTGTCGACAGCGGCGGGGAAGATGGGGTAACGGATAACGCCTATAAATTCTGGCGCCAGTGTCGTCGTGACGGACTCGGTAAACGGGTTTACCTGATAAAAGGTGACAGCACCCGACGCCAGAAAATCATTACCAAAACGCACCCTGACAACACAGGCCGAAGCGATCGCCGGGCGGATGCGCGTGGTGAGGTTCCGGTATATCTGTTGCAGACAGACCTGCTAAAAGATCAGCTCAGTAACAACCTTGAGCGTGAAACACCCGGTGCCGGGTATATCCATTTTCCTGACTGGCTGGGGGAGTGGTTCTACGAAGAACTGACCTACGAAGAACGCGGTACGGACGGAAAATGGCGCAAGCCTGGAAAAGGCAATAACGAAGCCTTTGACCTTTTCTGTTATGCCCACGCCGTCGCTGTCCTGCGTGGTTATGAAAAAATCCGGGACTGGGAACAGCCTCCGGCATGGGCAGCTGCTCAGGAGTGTAATTCAAACATCATTGACGGGGAGCGCCCCAGGGAGATTACTGTGAAAAAAGCGGTACCTGTACGTTCGTCTTCTGTTTCAGTAACTGAACCGTCCAGCCCGCTTTCTGGTGGCTGGCTGGGTGTCAGTGATAACGGAGGCTGGCTGTGACGAAATCAGAAATTCAGCAGATGCTGGTAACTGTACGCCAGGCATACCGTGATTCCCTGGACGGGAAAAGTGTGTCTTTTACGGGCGTAAATGGTCGCGCCATAACTAACCATGATCCCGTGGCGCTTCGCAGAGAGCTGGAATACTGGGAAAAACGCTGGGTTGCCGTGAACCGTCGCGGTGGATCTTTCAAACTCGCCAGATTTAATTAAGGTCTTCCATGGGTATTTTCGACAGAGCACTTGGTGCGATTGCGCCAGGGTGGGCAGTCGCGCGCGCCAGAAACAAAATGCTGTTGCAGGCATACGATGCGGCACGGCCTTCCCGGCTTAATAAAACGAAGCGCGAGAGCCGCGCGGCTGACACTGCTGTTGGTGTTGCTGGTGTATCACTGCGCGAGCAGGCGCGGGCGCTGGATGAAGACCATGACATTGTAATTGGTCTGCTGGATAAGCTCGAGGAGCGGGTGATTGGTGCCCAGGGGATTCAGGTTGAACCGCAGCCACTGGGGCTGGACGGAAAACTGCATGAAGAATTTGCGGCAAAGATTACCGCGCTCTGGTCCGAATGGTCAGTTCGCCCGGAAGTGACCGGGATGTTTACCCGCCCGGAAGCGGAACGGCTGGCGCTGCGTTCCGCATTGCGTGATGGTGAAATTTTTACCCAGCTTGTGAGAGGGCCGGTTGCTGGTCTGACTCACTCGACCAGTGTGCCGTTTTCTCTGGAGTTGCTTGAGGCTGACTTTGTGCCGATGAACCTGAACAGCACCTCGGGGCAGCAGATCCGTCAGGGCATTATTGTGAATAACTGGGGACGTCCGACAGGCTACCGGGTATATAAATTCCATCCGGCCAACATGACGCGTTTTAGCGCAGAACTGAAAACTGTTGCTGCTGAGAATATGCTGCATCTCGCGCAGCGAAAACGTCTTCATCAGTTACGCGGGGTGAGTCTGTTACACGGCGTGATCCGCCGCCTTGGCGACATTAAGGATTATGAAGAGAGTGAGCGCGTGGCCGCAAGAATCGCTGCTGCGCTGGGCTTTTATATCAAGAGAGGTGATGCCGCTACTTTCCCTCAGGAAGACGACTGGAAGCCGTCAGAAAATAAATACCGCTATTTTGATATCGCACCCGGGATGATTTTTGACGATCTGGCACCGGGCGAAGATCTGGGCATGGTGGAATCCAATCGTCCGAATGTCCATCTTCATGAGTTTCGCAACGGGCAATTACGTGCTGTTGCCGCCGGAAGCCGGGGAAGCTATTCCAGTATTGCCCGTGACTACAATGGCACATACAGCGCCCAGCGCCAGGAACTGGTGGAAAGCTATGAAGGCTATAACGTACTGCAGCAATGGTTTGTTGGTCAGCACAGTCGCCCGGTATACCGCGCCTGGCTGGCGATGGCGCTGTTAACGACAGATATCCCACCGGATGTGGATCGAACAACCCTCTTTAATGCGACCTATCTTGGCCCGGTTATGCCGTGGATTGACCCTGTAAAAGAGGCAATGGCCTGGCGGGGAATTGTGCGCGGTGGTGCGGGAACTGAAGCGGAATGGATCCGCGCCCGTGGGCAATCCCCCCAGGAGGTGAAGCGCCAGCGTATGCGTGAAACCGAATTCAACCGAGAAAACGGGCTGGTGTTCGACTCAGACGCCGCCAACGATAAAGGAGTGCTCCCTGATGCAGCAAATGATAAGCCCGCCCCGTCACGGGACGATGATTAACCCCCGCGCCAGTGTGGCTGGTATCGATGCCGCAAACGGTCAGTGCTGGTATGAGATTCGCGCACTAGCTGCAGGGCGTGTGGAAATATTTCTCTATGACGTGATCGGCGGCTGGGGGATTACCGCTCAGCAGTTCGTCTCCGACTGTAAGGAGGCCGGGGTGTTTGAGGCCAGCGCTGTCGATCTGCATATCCACAGCCCGGGCGGCGATGTGATGCAGGGATTTGCCATCTTTAACACCTTGTCCCGTCTGAAGGCGAAGCTGGATATCTGGGTGGACGGCGTGGCTGCCAGTATGGCTTCAATGATTGTCTGCCTGCCCGGTGCCACGGTGCATATGCCGGAAAACGCCTGGCTGATGGTACACAAGCCGTGGGGCGGGATCGCCGGGGATTCCGATGATATGCGTGATTACGCTGCCTGGCTTGATCGTAATGAAGCGCTGATGCTCAGTGCCTACATGAACAAGACCGGGCTGGGGCAGGAAGAACTGGAGGCGATGCTGAAAGCTGAAACCTGGCTTAATGGCGCGGAGGCGGTGGAAAAAGGTTTCGCTGACACGCTTGAACCAGAACTGCAGGCCGCGGCCTGTGTGAATCAAAATAAACTGAAGGATTATCAGAATATGCCAGAACAGATTAAAAACCTTTTTGGGCCGCGTGCCGAAGGCCCTGCAAGTCAGCCGCAACCCGCACAAAACCCGGCGCCGCAGGCCGCAAATAACCCACCGGCACAGCAACCCACCCAGCAACCGCTGGCAGGAAATATCGACATTACCGCGCTGGCCGCCCAGCTCCAGCAGCAGATGCAGGCAGCGAATACTGAACGAGTCAGCGCAGTTTCCGCTGTGTTTGATGCGTTTCCTGCTTTCGGTTCGCTGAAAGCGGAATGCATCACGGATATTTCCTGCTCAGCGGAACAGGCCCGCACCAAATTGCTCAGTGCGCTGGCGGCAGGGACTACCCCGAGTGCCGGTCCGGGTGCAGTTCACATCCATGCGGGTAACGGGAATATTGTTGGTGATTCCATTCGTGCGGCGGTGATGAACCGTGCGGGCTATGCGCAGGCGGAAAAAGATAACGCCTACAACGGGTATACCCTGCGCGAACTGGCCCGCGCCTCGCTGGTGGATCGTGGTATCGGTATTTCTGGTGTCGGTACCGCACAGGCGATGGTTGGGCTGGCGTTCACCCATAGCAGCAGCGATTTCGGCAATATCCTGATGGATGTGGCGCATAAGGCGGCATTGCTTGGCTGGGATGAGGCCAGCGAAACATTCGAACAGTGGACCCGTAAAGGCACACTGACCGATTTCAAAACCGCGCACCGCGTTGGCCTGGAATCACTGGCATCGCTGCGTAAGGTTCGCGCCGGGGCGGAATATAAATATGTCACCATTAAAGATCGCGGTGAGCCGATTGCACTGGCCACCTATGGTGAGCTTTTCAGCATTGACCGCCAGACTATCATCAACGACGACCTGGATATGCTGACGCGTATCCCGCAGGCAATGGGGCTTGCTGCGCGAGCCACTGTCGGCGATCTGGTCTGGGCTGTACTGACCAGCAACCCGAAAATGTCGGACGGTAAGCCGTTGTTCCACGCCGATCATGGCAACCTTGTTGCAGCCGATCTGAGTATTGAAGGGCTGGATACTGCGCGTAAGGCAATGCTGCTGCAAAAATCCGGCGATCGCCGTCTGAATATTCGTCCGGCCTACATGCTGACGCCAGTGGCAATTGAGTCACGGGCAAATCAGCTGATTAAATCCGCCAGTGTACCGGGTGCAGACGCGAACAGCGGGATCGTTAACCCGATCCAGAACTTTGTGACCGTGGCTTCTGAGGCCCGCCTGGATGACAGTAGCCCGACCGATTATTACCTGACCGCTGCGCAGGGGCGCGACACCATTGAAGTGGCGTATCTCGACGGTATCGACACGCCATATCTGGAACAGCAGCAGGGCTTCACTGTGGACGGCGCCGCATTCAAGGTGCGCATTGATGCGGGGGTGGCTCCGCTCGACTGGCGCGGGCTGGTTAAAGTCACCAAAAAATAATGACCGCCGCCTGGCGGTTTTTTTATCCCTGAAGGCGGCGCTGGTCGCCTTTTCCTTTTATGGAGAAAAAACATGGCGAAGAACTATCAGCAGGACGGTACCACACTGGATTATCACAATGCGGGTGTTGATGCCGTTTCATCCGGTGCGCTGGTGGCGGTCGGCGGAATTGCCGGGGTGGCACACAGCGATATTCCTGCTGGCGAGTGGGGAACTCTGCATATGGCCGGTGTTTTTGTGCTGCCTAAAGCGGCAGAAGAAATTTCGGCAGGCCAGAAACTGTATCTGGCTGGCGGCAAGCTGACGGTGGCAAAAGGCGATGATGCAACGCCAAATCCGGTTGTCGGTTCCGCCTGGGGAGCAGCTGAGGCGGATGATGCTGATGTTGCCGTCCGCCTGGGGTTCTGATGAACCGGTTCCGGGAACGTTTGGCTAAAGCAGATGCCCGGATTAACCGGGCGTTTGCCGAAGAAGTGCCTGCATGCCTGCAAACGGGTGAAGGCCCGCGTCTGGTGACCGTGATTTTTGAATCACCGGATGCGCTGTCGGGTGTACCGGGTGGCGGGGAAATTCAGAACCAATCCCCGGCGTTCAGTGCAATGACTGCGGATATTTCCGGTCTCGAAAAACATGACGGTGTGGTGATCAACACCATCCCTTACCGGGTGACACATATCGGCGCGGATGAAGAAGGGCGGACCCGCGTCACGCTGGCATATGGGGAACCCGGCAAAACACAGCCTCAGATCGATAAATGGAGCTGATATGGCGCGGGAGTCTCGACTGCGACGGGATTTACCCGTCGATATTGATGTGAATGTTATCTGGCGAATTGCGGACAGTATCGGTGCGACGCAAAAACAGTTCCGTGCAGCATACTCGCGCGCACTCAGGCGTACTGCCGCCACGCTGCGTAAGAGAGCGATGGCGGATCTGAAAGGAGGGCTGGCCCCACGCAGTATGGATATGGTCCGGCGCCGTCTGCTGTCTTTTCGTCTGGACAGGGGATCGCAACTGGATAACTTCCGGCTCTGGTTCGGGCTGAATGCCATTAAGGTGAAAGACCTTAAAGGACGAATCAACGGGCGGCTGCGACCGCACCATACCCGGCGTGACCGCAACACGGGGCGTTTTATTAAAGCGCGCCGCCAGGCAGAAAACGCCGGATTTTCCCCAAAAGGTAATCTGCTGAGCGAACGGTCGTTTGAAAACGGGGAGGTGTCCCGTTCAAAACGGGATAATCGCCGGACGGTGGTTATTCGCGATCCCCTGACCCGCCGGACACGCGAAGCAGAAATGGATATCTACGAACCGATGCTGAACTACATCGAGGACAACGCATTTGCGGAAGCGATGGAGATTTTTATGCATCACTTTGAAACCGACATTCGCGGGCGCGTAAAAGCCCGTATTTCTGTCTGAGGTAACGAACGATGGCCGAGCCACTGTTGCTGGGGCGGTATCACGATGCCGTGACTGACGCATTAAAAAAAATCGGATGGGTGCGTGATGCCGGTGCGTATCCGGAACGAAATGTTCCCCGCTTTTCGGGCCTGACCACGCCCGCGGTGTATTTCTCGATTAACAGCTGGGAACAGGGTGGAGGTAATGAGGGGCAACTGAGCGTTAATTTAACCTGTGATCTCTTCGTGGTGGTGGATGCCGCCGGATCGGGTGTGAGTCAGCCTGAGATTTTTGTCAGAACCGCTGCGGCCGATATTACCCAGTGGATTGACGGGCAGCAGTTTGGTCTGGGCCATATTGAGCCTGCGGTATTCACCACGGCTGAACGTGATGAGTTTGATCCGCGAATGGATGATTATCTGGTCTGGCGTATTTCATTCACCCAGGCGGCTGCATTTGGTACTGACCCCTTTGCACACAATGGCATGCCTCTGCAGCAGGCCTGGCTGGGTGCTGCACCTGATACGGGCCGTAATCACGTGGATGACTATCAGCTTATCTGGGAGGCTCAGCCCGATGAGTGATATAGAAGGTGACCTGCAGCGCAGACTGGCGAACCTTGTCCGGCGCGGTGTTATTCATTCCGTCAGGCACGATCGCATCCCAAAATGCCGGGTGGATTTGGGGGATATCATCACGACCTGGCTGCCGTTGTGCCAGGGGTTTTCAGGAACTAACCGTGCTGATTCAAATCCTTATGCCGTGGGGGATGCGGTTACGGTCCTGTCCGAAGCCGGAGAACTCAACAACGGACGGGTGTTTCCCGGCTGGAACACAGGAAAGCTGCCGGTGCCGGAAGGAAGTGACAGCGAGCACATTACCCGTTACAGCGACGGGACCGAGATCCGTTATGACAGGAACGCGCATGCCCTGACGATTACGCTGGCTGATGGTGGAACTTACAAAATTGTCGGTAAAGGCACGCTGGATGGTCCGGTAGAAATTACCGATACCCTGACAGTTCATGGCAAAACCCAGATTAATGCTGACACGTCGGTTGCAGGGAATATCGGGGCGTCAAAGGAGATAACGGATAAATCCGGCAGCATGAGCAAGATACGTGAAGTCTTTAACAACCACGATCACCGCGGCGACAGCGGCGGGCTCACCGATAAACCTAATCAGAAAATGTGACCTGCTGCGGCAGGTTTTTTTATGCCTGGAGAAAAAACATGTCTCAGTTACATGGCGTTGAAACTATTGAACTCACCTCTGGTACGGTGGCGGTTACCACGATTCAGACCGCCATTATCGGCCTGGTGGGAACAGCACCTGATGCGTCGGGGGGAACAGCCGCATCGGGATCATCCGGTACACCCATTCTCGATAACGTTATCGACTTCACTGCAACCATTAAGGGGCGGGAAGGTAATGTCATCAATGTCGCTGCGCTGGCCGGACAGCCGGCAGCCGAAAATCCTGCTGCGGTTGTGACGTCAGCAAGCTGGGAGCCTGAATCGCTGACACTGAAAATCACGCTGGGTTGTGATGAGCACGGTGTTATCACAGCTAAACCCGAAGACGTTGCTGAGGCTGTCGGTGGTGTTGATGGCGCAAAAGTCAGTGCGAGTGGGCGCGGTGACGGGATTGTCCAGCCCTTCAGCCTGCAATTAGCGGGGGGTGAAGATGAACCCTTTCCACTCAATACGCCGGTGGCGGTCGTCGGCACCACGCTGTTATCCCGCCTTGGTGAAAAAGGTACGCTGAAACAGGCACTTACAGACATTAACGATCAGCGTAATGCGCTGACGGTGGTGGTGCGTGTGGCAGATGAAAACGATGTGGCAAAACGACGCGCTGCGGTACTGAAGGGGATCGGCACCTTGTCTTCAGCGAAATCTGTTACCACGTACCAGCCGCGTATTGTGATAGCGCCGGGATTCAGTGAGGACGATGCGGTTGGTAAGGGGCTGGAAACCGTGGCCGGGAAATTGCGCGCCGTTGCCTATGTTGACTGCGCCTCCGGTGCGACGCTGCAGGAAGTGGTACAGCGTCGCCAGTCCTATGGCGCACGAACTGAACTGTTGCGCCCGCGGGTCCAGGCGAGCGATGCAGATGGCCAGCTGGTTTATCGTCCTTACTCTGCGTTTGCTGCCGGGTTACGCGCCCGCATCGACTTTGAAAAAGGCTGGTGGTGGAGCAAGTCGAACCAGGACATCAACAACATCCTCGGTGTTGAGCAGATCGATGAATTTATCCTCGGGGATGAGAACTGCGATGCAAACCTGCTCAACATGCAGAACGTGTCCACCATTATCCGCCGGGCGGGTTTTAAACACTGGGGGAACCGTCTGTGTGCAACCAATCCACAGTGGCGTTTTGAATCTGTCCGCCGTACTGCTGATGTTATTGAGGACAGCATTCAGGAAACCATGCTGGAGTATGTTGACCGCCCACTGGACCGGGAAAATGCGGATGACATTATCGGCACCATCAATGCCTATATGCGGCAACTGGTCGGTCTTGGCGCCATATTCGGTGGGCGGGCCTGGCTGGATGAAGAACTGAACACCGCGGAAACCATGGCGTCGGGTGTCCTGTACATCAATTATGACTTTGGTCCGAAATCGCCGACTGAACTTATCAGCCTGCGCGTCCGGGTGAACAATAACTATGCGCTTGAGGAGATGCTTGCAGCATGAGCGATAAAAACACACTACGCGTCTGGACCTTCTTCCGGCAGGGGATCCGTATTCAGGGGGCGCATGAATTTACGCCGCCGTCTCTGGCTATTGTTAAAACGGATTTGCGTACCGGCGCACAGGATGCGCCCACCCCGGTTGATGACGGCATGGAAGCACTGACCTGTCAGGTTAAATTTTATGGGATAGATACGGATATGCTGGCCAGCTTTGGTTTTGTCAGCGGCAGCCGTTCACGCTTTACGGCTTATCAGGGCTATCTCGGTAACGGCACTGCGCGCGGTACGGTTGAGGAAATCGAGGGGTTTGTACAGACCGTCACGCCGGATGCGCGCAGTAAGGACACGCTTTCCGAAAATGCCGTGACGGTTGATATTGCCGTCAGCTACTACCGTCAGTCACTGGACGGGCGCGAACTGTTCGCCATCGACACAGAGCGTTTCGCCCGCCGGGTGAATGGTGTTGATGTGCTTTCTGGCCTGGCTGCCAAAGTGCGTCTCTGATTTTACTGTTATCCCACCACTGTAACGGCCTGCGGGCCGTTTTTTTATGGAGCATCCTATGAGCTTTCCTGGTGAAACCCGCGTTATAAAACTGTATTCCCCCGTATCACTTGATAATGGGGTCGTGATCGATGAAGTCACCATGCGTGAACCGCTGGTTCGCGATCGCATCACTCATGCCAAAGACCGCGGCAACGAAGAAGAGAAAGAAGCCCGCATGATTGCGTTGCTGTGCAATCTCAGTGAACAGGATCTCTGGCTGATGACGGCGGCAGATTATTCACAGCTGCTGGATGCCTTTAACGTTTTTATGCTCCCGCCCGCGAAGCGACCGAAGGCGGGCTCCTCCGGGCAATAAGATTTCTGGGGCGGCGACTGCATTTTCCGATGGCGGAATACCTCGATATGCCGTTCAGCACTTTCTCTGATTTTTTGACCGACGAACTGGAGACGATAAACCGTGGGCGGAATAAGCCAGAACCTTAAGGCCGTCATTACCTTTGGCGGAAACCTGGATAATTCATGGAAACGATCTGCAGATGGTCTGCAAAAAAGCCTGAAAGATGTCGGAAAGCAGTCCGAACGACTGACAAAAGATCAGACTAAACTGGCAGCAGAAATCAAACGCGCCAAACTGGCCGGTGAAAGCCTGGGGGATTTGAAGCGCCGCTATACCGATGTTTCCAGGGAAATCCGCAAAACGGAGGCGGAGCAGCAGAAACTGAATGTACAGATGCAAAAAGCACAGCGCATTCAGGCGTTCAAGGGGGCCGGTAAAGGTCTGTTCCGGCGCGGTCTGGGGATCGCCGGGCAGGTGGGCGGGATGTTTGGATCCGGGCTGGCTATTGGCGGTGGCGGTGTGGTGGCTTCAGCTCTTGGCACACTGATAGCGCCAGCTGCCACCAATGCTGAAACGGCAACCCGCACTAATGTCGCAAAAAGTTACGGCGTGGACGTGGCCACGTTTAATGCCTGGGATTCTCTGGCGAAGCAGTACGACATGAATGCGGAAAACATTGGCGATCTCTTTGAAGAGTATCTGCATAAATCCGGGGAGTATAAACAGAACGGTAAGCAGGGCTCGCTGCAGGATGCGTTTGAAACGCTCGGTTTCAAAGCGGGGGATTTTGCCGGGCTCAGCGATATGGCGCAGTTCGACAAAATTGTTGAACGGGCGCTCAGCCTTCAGGACGAGTCAAAAGCCTCCTTCGCACTGGATTCTCTTTTTGGCGGGGAAGCGAGCAAACTGCTGATGCTTATCAAGCAGTCTGGCCGGAGCTACCGCGATCTGATGGACGAACAGCGGCGCTACAACCTTGTGACCAAAGAGGGGGCTGATGGGGCGGTTGCGGGTAATCAGGCTATCAATAATCTCCGCACTGTTTTCTCTTCTGCGGTTGCAGAAATTTCCGGGCAACTGGGAAATGAACTGGCGCCGGATATCCGTAACCTGACAAATGATCTTGCCGACTGGTTCAAAGGTGGCGGGATCAAGCGCATTGTGACTTTCCTGCGAAATGACCTTTATCCCGGCGTTCTGTCGTTCGGGCAGGGGGTGGTTTTTGTCGGCAAAATTATTTATGCGCTGGCTAAAAAACTGTCCTGGTTGCTTCCGGATGAACGAAATGACCAGCGCGATGTACTGAAAACACTGGCCGGTAATGGAATGAATATGGCTCGCCTCAGAGCTGAACAGACAGGCCAGGGAGAATGGTTTTCGCAGCAACTGGCAACTCATCCTGACTTGCCAGAAAAAGTAAAAGAGTCATGGAACGATACCCGTGGATGGTTCGGTCCTGACAGCGACGATGAGGCGTTTAACAAATCTCTTGATAAATACCTGTCACCGGAAGGCGGCGATTCGCTTTTAAACTGGAATGCGGCGCTACAGCAAAACAAGGACCATGTCGCGCAAACCGTCAAAGAGGAACCGGAAAGCAGTGCCGGAGCCAGGGATAATTACGCGCATGAGCCGGTAACATCTGCCAGTCAGTGGGAAAGAGAACCATCAGTACTGACGTACAGCCAGGGGGAAGGAGAAAGCGCCCGCGCAGGGGAAAAGTATCCGAATGCTCCCCTTTTTCCCGCCGGGCAGCAGGACAGGAATGTTACTGCAACAGACAGTTCACCTGCTGAGCCGGTGATTCTGAAAGACGAGAGCACGGGCGGTTACTGGGAAAGTCTGCTTCAGAAAATGGATGTACTGGATAAGCAGCCGCCATCACGGCAGATAACCGATAACCGCAAATTTGAGTACCACTTCGAAATTAATGCCGCGCCGGGACAGGATGAGAAAGCGATTGCCGATGAAGTGACCACGGTGACGAAAAACAATTCTGCCTTTAATGGTGATAACAGCCTTCTGGATGGGGGACTTGTCTGGTGAGTGAAATTATCCCGATATTTGAAGATTCCGGTCAGCGCAGTACAGGCGCATTACGGGGTGGGCAGGAAGCCCGCGTGATGATGATGCTGGGGAGTTTCGCCTTTTCGATTGATACAGCGGCTTATCACCAGCTCACCCGTGAGGCCAGCTGGCGCTGGAGTGAACAGGAACGCATCGGCAAACAGGATCTTCTTCAGTACACCGGAAAGCCAGGGCGTACCGTCAGGCTTGAAGGGCAGTCTCACGCCTTTTTCCGTAAAGGGGTGGATGGGGTGAATGATTTATTTGATCTTGCTGATCAGGCGAAACCCCAGCAGCTTGTCAGCGGAGAAGGCGATGTGCTGGGGTGGTGGGTGGTGACCGACTTTTCAGACACGACGAGTAAGTTTTTACCGGGTGGCGGTCACCGAAACAAAAACTGGACGATGACGCTAAAACACTATGCCGACGATCTATCAAACCCGTGACGGAGATGTACTGGATGCAATTTGTGCCGTGCATTACGGTACTGAAAATCTTTCAGACTCAGTGACTCAGGTTCTTGAAGCCAATCAGGGGCTGGCGGATCAGGGGACTACGTATCCTTCCGGCCTGTATATCACACTGCCGGATCTGGTGACGCCCGTAGCGGAATCGCCATTCAGTTTATGGGATTGATATGGCAGATCAGACAGCGATGCCGGAATATGCGCCGGCCTTCAGCATTCAGGCCGAAGGGAAAGATATAACCCGGGTGCTGCAACAATGCCTGAGTGAACTGACCCTGACGGATTATGGTGGGGCAACAGCAAAAGCCGATGAACTGAAAATCAGCCTCATCTCTGAAACGCTGGCGCTTCCCACTAAAGGTGCCCGGCTTCGGGTTGCTCTGGGATTCAATGACCAGCTGATCGATAAAGGCTGGTTTGTTGTCAGTGGTGTCGCCAGCAGCGGCCCGCCGAGGCGTATTGAGCTTTATGCGACCGCCGCGCCGATGAACGCCCAGAAACAACCCGGAGATGTGACAAGCCAGAAAACCCGGAGCTGGGATAACCTTCGCCTTGCCGATATTGTCAAAACAGTGGCCACCGATAATGGGCTTATTCCCCGCGTGGCCGACGCGCTGAAAGATATTCGTATCAACCATATTGATCAGGTGGCGGAATCAGATGCCAACCTGCTCGCAAGGCTTGCGCGTGACTACAACGCAGTGAGTAAACCATCTGGAGGTTACTGGCTTTTTTTGCAACAGGGAGCCACGGCAACGGCTTCAGGGAAACAGACTGGCGGGATCACCATCACACCGGATGAAGTATCAAACTGGTCCTACAGTGAAGGTGAGCGAGGGAGTTCGACGGGTAAAGCTACAGGGAGTGGAGGAAAAGCCAAAGAGAAAATCGGTGTGCGTTATTACGACGAGGAGGACGGCACGACAAAGACCTCCTCCGTTGAACATGATGGCCCGGCGATGACCAATCCCTATACCCAGTCGGAGAAAAACACCGCCGAGCAACAGGCAAACTCCAGGAAAACACAGGCGAAGCGTAACGAGCAGAAAATGACGCTCACGGGGCCATGTCGCCCTAAACATGTTCCGCTGACAGCCGAAGCAGGTGTGTCGACTTCCGGTTTTGGCTCCCGTGAGGATCGGGCCTGGGTGGTTGAGTCTCTGGTATTTTCTCTGACGTCAGCGGGATTCAGCTACACCTACAACCTTGTTGTGGATATTCGTAAACCCGCAGCGGCTTCGAAAAAATCAGAAAAGCAGGACAAAAAAGGCCCGTCTTACTTCGGTTAACCCTTACGCCATCCGGCGACTCAGCAACGGAATTTAATCATGAACGGTGTAAACAACCGGACCGGAAAACGCCTGTCCGGCGTCGCCCATTTGCGCCAGTCCGTCAGCGACATTCTGACCACGCCCATCGGGAGCCGTGTTCTTGTCCGTGACTATGGCAGTGATCTGTTTTCGCTGGTGGATAACCCACGGGATGATTTGACCCGACTACAAATAATCGCCGCATCTGCGACCGCACTGGCCCGGTGGGAGACGCGGCTGAAGGTAACACGTGTGCTTGTTTCCTTTCCTGAAGGGGAGTCCGGCTGTGTGCTGGATATCGAGGGGATCAACAAGGAAACCAATTTACCTGTCAGAACGGGAGACATAACGATTTATGGCAAGCAGCTATGACGTGATCAACCTGTCCGAACTGGACGTACCGGATGCCATTGTGGTGCCGGATGCGACTGAAATCTTCACCCGGTGGCTGGCGCGCCTGCGGGAACTTGATAAGCAGTTTGATGCGCTGGTGGAATCCGATCCAACGTTTAAACAGGGGGAGGTGAATGCCTACCAGCTGACACTTGCGTTTCAGCGGGTTAATGATGCCGTGCGGGCGGTATTTCTCGCGAGTGCAAAAGAGGCAGACCTTGACCAGATAGGTGCTGCATTCAACGTTAAACGTCAGGTGATTAAGCCCGGCGATCCGCTTGCCATCCCGCCAGTGGAGCCTGAACTGGAAGACGATGCGGCATTTCGTGAACGTATCCAGCTTTCATGGGCGCAACTGAATACAGCAGGCGCGCGTAACGCATACCGCTTTCATGCGAAGTCCGCCGATACGGATGTGCTGGATGCCGATGCCTATGGGCCGGAAACCCATAACCGGCCCGGCTACGTTGATGTTTATGTCCTGTCACGCACCGGGGATGGGACAGCGGGACAGCCCCTGCTTGATAAGGTTAACAGCACGCTGAATGCAGATGAAATCCGCCCGTTAACGGACTATGTGACGGTAAAAAGTGCCACGATTGCAAACTATGCCGTTACGGCGGAGCTGGAGATCCCGGAAGGACCTGATGCCAGTACGGTGCTGAATAATGCCATCGATGTTTTACGGTCATACACCATGCTTTCCCATCGGATTAAAACTGTCATCCCGCTGTCCGCCATTTATGCCGCGCTGCAACAATCCGGTGTGGTCCGGGTAAGGCTGATTTCTCCGGTGACAGATCTGGAAGCGGAAGCGGGTAAAGCCCCGTGGTGTACCGCCATTAATGTCACCCGCAGGGAGGTAAGCAGCAATGACGGCTAAGTTTCGATCTCTGCTTCCTCCAGGCGCATTTCATGAAGAGCGTGCGCAGGAGCAGGCCAGCGCTGAGCAAATCGCCACCCTCGATACCAACATGGTGCGCAAGTCCAAAAATCCTGACACCTGTCCGGCGCATCTTCTCCCCTGGCTGGCCTGGGAGCATGCCGTTGATTTCTGGGATGACGGCTGGACAGAGGCGCAGAAGCGACAGGTGATAAAAGATGCCGCTTATGTTCATCAGCACAGGGGAACGGCCGGGGCGGTACGCCGTTCTCTCGGGTCAGTAAACCTGCCCACGACCGTGGTTGAGTGGTGGGAAGACATCCCGCGTGCTGAACCTTACACCTTCCGGATTGAAGTACAGAGCAGTGAGGGGGTCAGTGACGCTCTCTATCATCAGATCCGCCAGCTTACCGAGCGGGCCAAGAACCTGCGCAGCTATCTGAGCAAAATCGATGTGATGGCGAATGTGGGTATGGACGGGGCTTTTTATATTTCGGGTGCGACAACAGCGCATATCGATGTGGACATTTTTGCCGGGGAATCTCATGGCTGATTACTACTCAATTATCACTAACCGGGGTAAAGAACTCGAGGCGGAGGCGCTGGCCAGTGGTCGCCTGATTGTACTGACTCACTTTGTGGTGGGTGACAGTAATGGCAAGCAGGTCAAGCCAGATCCGGCACAAATCCGGTTGATCAATGAAACGTACCGGGGCGATATTGCCGAGCTGGTGGTGTCCCCGGAACAGTCCACGCAGTTAATGGCGAAAATCGTCCTGCCGACCGGGATTGGCGGATTCACCGTTCGCGAAGTCGGTTTAATGACTGACGCCGGGGAGCTCTACGCGGTGGCAAACTGCCCATCGATCGATAAGCCGGTTGGCGGTGTCAGCGTTAATATGCAGTTTCGCCTGGCGGTATCAGACACCTCAAATATCACGCTGAATGTTGCAACAGGTGATGGCTTATTCCTGCGCATTGACCAGAACCTGAAAGAGATAAAAGCGCGTGGCGCGGAAGCACAAAGAACATCGCGTGAGTCCATTGGTGTCCTTGATGGCACGACACAACAAAGAGGGATGGTTCAACTTAACAGCGCTGTGAACAGCACCAGTGAAACGCAGGCTGCCACCCCTGCGGCAGTTAAGATCGCAATGGATAATGCGAATGCGCGGCTGGCTAAAGACCGGAACGGCGCGGATATACCGAATGTCGCATTATTTCTACAAAACCTTAGTTTGGTAGAAACGATAAATCGCGCGGCTGGATCACTGCAAAAAGACCAGAACGGCGCGGATGTTCCACAACCTGATTGGTTCGTGCGTAATATCGGTGCGGCACGAGCATTTAGCAGTTTTGTAAGCATTGGTGGAGGCGGAAACTGGACGACACCGGAATTTATTGTCTGGCTTGAAAATCAAGGGGCATTTAATCATCCGTACTGGATGTGTAGAGGTTCGTGGTCTTACGGTGATAACCGAACTATCACTGATACAGGGTGTGGAAATATCCAGTTATCCGGCGCAGTTGTTGAGGTTATGGGCGAACGTGGTGCGATGACCATTCGTGTCACAACAGCAACTACTTCAACGGGTGGTGTTGTAAATGCGCAGTTCACTTACGTCAGCCATGGTGATGGGTATTCACCGGGCTGGCGCAGAGATTTGAAACGCTCAGGCGACACAATGCTCGGTGAACTGAAAATTCATGGGGCTAATGCCCTGAGGATATTTGATGAACAACGAGGCCTGATTTTCCGGCGTTCGGAAGAGAGCCTGCATCTTATCCCCACGTTGGAAAATCAGGGGGAGAATGGCGATATCGGCCCACTGCGCCCACTCAGTATTAATCTGAGAACGGGTGAGGTTATGATTCAACATAAATTACTCGCCAGCGGTGGTGCTCAGATTAGCAGCTCACTGGGTATTGGGGTTGATAATGCCCTGGGCGAGAATTCAATTGTTTTGGGCGATAGCGACACTGGTTTTAAACAGAACGGTGACGGTGTTCTTGATGCTTATTCCAATAGTCGTCAGGTGATGAGAATTGCACCCGGTGCTGTGCAGGTATTTGGCTCAACGGGGATGTGGATTCACCTGCGCGAGCAGATTTGTTTTTCCAACGTTACACCTGTGAATAATGACGGTGCATCGGCAATTGTCAGGCAGGAACATCAGGACAGACACTTTATACTTGGCGGGCTGGGTAATCATCAGTTCGGCATTTACATGATAAATAAATCCCGTTCAGAAAATGGAACTGATGGGCAAGCTTATCTGGATGAAAACGGAGACTGGGTATGTGGCGGTCAGATTCTTCCAGGCAGCTACGCAAACTTTGATGCTCGTTATCAGCCAAAAGATAATTACGCAACTCAAGCGTGGGTATTGCAAAACTTTGTCCAGAATATCCGACAATCAGGTGTGACTTATATTGGCGCAGAGGAAAACTCAGGTCAGCGCCTGGTGCCAGCCGGAGGTGTGTTAATTGGCTCTCAGGTCAATGGGAAATGGGACAATAACGAGGGGTTTTATTACACCTGGATTCAGCAGAATATCAACGGTAACTGGCTCACAATTGGACGGGTATAAAGAATGCAGTTTTTTAAAAGATTTACTCGCTATCATCCTGTGGAAGGTGAACAGGCTGAATTAGCAGAAAAGCACAACGTAATGTTTTTGCGGTCAGAAGATGGAACAGACTGGTATGAAGCACAGAAGAAATTTGCCACAGATACAATGAAACTTGTCATTGATGACGAGGGGATTATACGCTCTTTTTCCCGTGACATAACGACGCTTTGGCCTGTCGACAAAAGTGTTGCAGAGGTGGAGTACACCACGTCATTCGATGACGTTTGGATCGATGGCGGCTGGCAGTATCGGGACGGGAAAGTATCTCCCCGTGTTTATACGCAGGCAGAGTTAGTAGAGCAGGCCGAAAGAAAAAAATCCGGCCTGCTGTCAGAGGCTATGGCTACAATTGCTCCGCTTGAACGGGCGGTTAAGCTGGGTATTGCTACCAGTGACGAAGTCACCTTGCTTGAAGTCTGGGAGCACTACAGCGTCATGGTGAATCGGGTAGATACTTCAAAACCTGAATGGCCTACGCCACCGGATATTCAGGCCACTTAA